ATAGTTGATATAAACACATTTGGAACATTTGACCTTGCGTCTTTTGATACTTCATCAATTACTTCTGGTACATTAAATATAGCTAGAATTGCAGATAGTTCTATTACAAATGCTAAATTAATAGATGGTTCTATCGCCAATGATAAACTTGCAACACCAGGTGTAGTTTTACAGGTAGTGAATTCAATTAAAACAGACACAACAGCGAGTGCAGGTGCAGCAGCATGGAACGATACTGGATTATCTGTTTCAATCACCCCATCATCTACATCATCAAAAATTTTAGTTAATGTTAATGTGACTGGTGCTCAAAATGCTTCAAATACATATTTAAAAATAGTACGAGATTCAACTGATTTAGGTTTGGGTGGTGCTGCTGGTTCGAGACTTCCAGCTACTTTTGCAAATTTGTATCAATATGGAGATAGTAATATTCAGACAACACATAGTTTTCAACTTTTAGATTCTCCATCTAGTACATCAGAACTAACTTATAAAGTTCAAGCAAGAAGTGCAGCAAACACATGGTATATCAATAGAAGTGTTAATGATACTGATAATGTAGATATAGCAAGAACATCATCATCAATAACAGTTATGGAGATAAAAGGATAATGGCATTACAAACAATAAATCCAACATACTTAGGAAATGGTATTACAAATTCTCAACTAGCAACACCTGGTAAGGTTTTACAAGTTATACAAGCTACGGATTCTGGAGTAACAACTACTACAAGTGCAACTCCAGTTGATTTTGGATTAAGTGCGAACATAACACCATCTTCTACAAGTAATAAAATACTCGCGACTGTAGATTTTGCATTTGGTGGTACTAATGATGAATACCCATATATTTTATTATTAAGAGATTCAACAAGTATAGGAGTAGGAAGTGGTGCGACAGGAAATCAAATAAACACATTTATGAGTGGTTGTTTTACTGCGATAGGAAGTATGATATATAGAATGCATCAATTTTCAAAAACATATTTAGATAGTCCATCAACTACATCACAAATTACTTACAAACTTCAATGGGCAGTACCATATCAAGCTGGTGCTACAACTTATGCAAACAGAGCAGAAAACAATTCTGATAATAAATTTGTACAGCACGTTACATCTAATCTAACATTAATGGAGATATCTGCGTAAAATAAATGGAATTAGATTCGCTTATCTTTTTAATTATATCATGGTCTATACCAATTACACTGTTTGGTTGGTGTGTTTATCGAATATCTAAATCTAAATAATTAACTAAATCTTAACTAAATGTAAATATAAACTTATATAAATAATACCAGAACAATGGAAGAAGAAACTCAAAGAAGATACCTATATCTATAGGTATTATTATCAAACACAAACTAGGAGAAAATAAAATGTTTAAAAACATTAAATTAATAATAGTAGGATTATTAGTCATGACATCATTGTCATTCGCAGATTCTACACCAGAGAATGAATGGGACAAATTTGAAACAAATGTTGAAATCAAATTTGGTGATATCAAGTTTGGAAGTAGAAGTTATGTAGATGATGATGAAAATCATTTAATTTTTGGATATCAATTATTTCCAAGATTAGAAACTCAGTACAGATATGTAACTGGTTTAAGTGGACAGAATCAACATAGATTCAGAGTCTCACACAAGACTTTTGGGTATGGCCCATTTTTCGCAAACTCAGTTTTAGAGTATAGATTAAAACAAGATGAGGGAGATGACATACTTAGAATTAGACCAAAAGTAGGTGCGAAAGTTCCTATCGGTGGACTCACACTTCAGTATGACTTACAACCACATTGGGATTTCGATAACGAAACTGATACAGGTTCACAGTTAAAACTGAATAAGTATGAACATACTGTAAGTGCGATTAAAAAAATCAATGATAATTTATCATTAACACTATTCGCACAAATGGAAAGAGATGAAGATAATAACCATAAGGAAACATATATGGGTACATCTATTAAGATAAACTTTCCACAATTAACTGCAATACAAGAGTAAAAACAAGTGTTTTATGTTAAGGGGAAACTTTTTGCAGTTTCCTCTTGACATTTACGCTCAATATGTTATAAATAATATATGAGAAGTAAGTGGTTTGGGTTCGGTTTAATATTGATTGAATCACGAAGAAAGTTAGGAGACTGACACTAAAATCCAAACTAAACACTTACTCTCCTTCTAAAACATTCCTTATAAATATAATCAAATGGCAACAACAACAAGAATACTTAGTAGACAACCAGATACTTTAGACTACGCAAGTCCAACACAGTTTAAGTTCGGTATTAATATTTTACCTAAAGTAGAATACTTTACTTTAACTGCGAATGTACCAGGTATATCATTACCACAAATTGATAACCAAACACCATTCAAAACAATTCCTCTTCAAGGTGATAATTTAACTTTTGATAATTTAGAGATTACATATATCATTGATGAGAAGTTAGAGAATTATATTGAACTACAAAATTGGGTGAGGGCGATTGGATTTCCAAAAACAAGACAAGAATTTAAATCATTTAGAGACACTGAATCTCAAAGATTTCCAACTGCGACAACAAGAAGTGTAAGTAAAGATATTGGTGATACTGGACTCGCGACACCAGATGGTTCAATGTTTTCAGACGCAACACTAACTATACTATCAAGTAAAAATAATCCAATACTTGAAGTTAGATTTCAAGATGTTTTTCCTTTGAGTGTTGGTTCACTTGAATATAATCAAGGCGCTTCTGATATTGAGTATCTAGTTTCGAATGTTACATTTGCATATAAAATATATGAAATAGTTTCACTATAAATAATTATAACTTGAAATTAAAATGTTAATGTGGTATAATATATAATGGACTTACAACAATTACAAGAACAAGTAGACAAAGATATTAAATTAAATTCTGATAATCTTGATATTGAATCATTAAAGATTCCAGAGTTACATAACAAGTATCTTAAATTTCATAATCGTTTTACACTTCTATTAAAGAAAGCTGAAACAGACTTCAAAGAACTTTACAAACACAAGTGGGAATACTATGGTGGAAAGTCATCACCAGAAGTTTACAAAGAAAATCCATTTGATTTAAAAGTTTTAAAATCAGATATTTCAACTTACTTAGAATCAGATAAAGAGTTGATAGAACTTGAACAAAAGATTGCGTATAATAAAACGATTGTAAATTATTTAGAACAGATTTTGAGAAGTTTAAATAACAGAACTTTTCAAATTAAAAACGCTATTGAATGGCGAAAGTTTGAAGCGGGAGTTTTATAAATGGCGACAAAAACAAAAATACCAAAGGTTACAGATTTTGTAAAAGAATATAAAAATATAATTTCACCTACACTCTGTGATGGTATAATCAAATATTATGAATCTATTGGTGGTTGGAACAAATCAACTTTTGGAACAAAAGATGGTTTATCACCAGAGACAAATGATAAAGTTGATATGAATGAAATGTGGATTTCTAAAAAAGACCAAGGCGGTCTATATGGTGATATGTTGAGTGGATTTAAAGTAGCTCTTCAAAAATATACTGAAGAGTACCCAGATATTGTTATTCAACATTCAACACCTTTTAGATTAAACAAATATTCTGTAGGTGGATTTATGTCAAGACATATTGATAATATACATCATAGTCATGGACAACAATATGGGTTTCCACATTGTACAATGTTATTATATTTAAATGACAACTATCAAGGTGGAGAATTTGAAATGTGTAATGGTTTAATAAGTAAAAAACCAAAGGCTGGAACTATTGTCGCATTTCCATCTAACTTTATGTATCCACATGAAGTTAAACCAGTAACAGAAGGAGATAGATATACTGTAATGGTATGGTTAATGTAATTATGGAAGATTTTCAACAATATAAATTATTTCCAACATCTGTATTTTCATTTAAAGCAAAGGGTGTTAAGAATAATGAATTAAAAGATTATTTTATAAAAGAAAGTAGTACATCATCTAATGAGGGTAACTGGCAAGGTCGCGCAGACTTACATAAAGATGAATTATTTTTTCCTTTAGTTGATAATATTATTCAAGCGACTAAGACTGCGACTGAAGGATTAAAGTATGATAATAATGGTAAATCATATGGATATGAAATTACTAATATGTGGGGAAATATTTTAAGAAAAGGACAAGCCCATCCACCACATACACATAGTAATAATTTTTGGTCTGGTGTTTATTATATAACTGGAAGTCAGAATCAATCTGGTATACAGTTTTTTGACCCAAGACCCCAAAGTCAAGTATTATTACCACAAAAGAAAGAGGATAATATAGACAATGGTAATCTAGTTTCCTTTCCAAGTGTTGAAGGACATGGTTATGTTTTTCCAAGTTGGTTAGTACACTGGGTGCCTGTTCAACAAGATGATGAATTAAGAATTTCAATCGCATGGAATATAGTTCTTCGTGGAGAATATGGTGCAGAAAAAGATTACCAGTATGCTCGTATCTAAAGTTAATGAGGTTTATGTCAAGGTTGATGTAGAACCTTATATACAAAAAGAGTTATCTGATTTTTTTACATTTGAAGTACCTGGCGCAAAGTTTATGCCATCGGTACGAAATCGTTATTGGGATGGAAAGATAAGACTTTTCTCCCCTGCGAATGGTCAGATATATACTGGACTTCTACCTTATCTCAAAGAGTTTTGTAAAAGAAATGATTTAGAAATCGTTATTGAGAAAGGTATTGAAAACGAAAAAGAACTTGATGATAAAATTGTAGAAAAATTTATTAAGTCTCTAAAACCAAAATCAAAAGGTAAACTATTAGAAGTTAGAGATTATCAGATAGACGCAGTTCATAATGCGATATCAAACAACAGGGCGTTACTACTAAGTCCAACCGCTTCGGGTAAATCTCTTATCATTTATTCTCTTGTTAGATATTATCAAATGATGGGATTAAAAACATTAATCCTTGTTCCAACTACTTCTTTGGTTGAACAAATGTATTCTGATTTTTTAGATTATGGTTGGAAAGATAAGTTTATACAAAGAGTATATCAAGGACATGATAAAGATGTAAACAAAGATGTTATCATCTCAACATGGCAATCACTATACAAACTTCCTAAAAAATATTTTGATGACTTTGGTTGTGTAATAGGTGATGAGGCTCATCTATTCAAAGCGAAATCACTTACAAGTATTCTCACTAAACTACATGACTGTAAATATCGTTTTGGTTTAACAGGAACACTTGATGGTACACAAACTCATAGATTAGTTTTAGAAGGATTATTTGGAAATCTTAAAAAGGTTGTGAAGACTAAAGAGTTGATGGATTCAAATACTCTCGCAGATTTAACAATTAAATGTTTACTTTTAAAACATGATAATCTTGATTGTAAACAAGTGTATGATATGAAGTATCAAGAGGAAATAGATTTTCTTGTTTCAAATCATGAAAGAAATCGTTTTATCGCAAACCTTACAGTTGGAACAAAAGGAAATACATTATGTCTTTTTCAACTTGTAGAAAAACATGGATTTAAATTACATGACTTAATCAAAGAAAGAATATATGGAAATAGAAAACTATTTTTTATCTATGGTGGAGTGTCTACTGATATAAGAGAAGAAGTTCGTAAAATTACTGAAGATGAAAATGACGCAATCATCGTTGCGTCTTATGGAACATTCTCTACTGGTATTAATATACAAAATTTACATAATGTTATTTTCGCAAGTCCATCTAAAAGTAGAGTTCGTGTTTTACAATCGATTGGTAGAGGATTAAGAAAAGGAAGTAATAAAGAAAAGGTTACTCTATATGATTTAGCAGATGACCTTACCTATAGAGATAAAAAGAATTTTACATTGAAACATTTCTTAGAAAGAGTAACAATATACAACGAAGAAGAATTTGAATATACAATAAAGAAAATAGGCCTACCTAAATAATATCATGGATGAAATGATATACACATTTATTAAATTCAAAAATGGAGAATCTATTATCACATTAATAGATAAAGAAACTGAGAAAGAAGTTTTTATTGTTGAACCAGTTGAGTTGTCAATCACCCCTAAAATAAACATGAAAGGTGAAATTAAAGATAGTGTAGTTTTACAAAAATGGTTACACCCTTTTACAGAATCAATTGAGTTTGCAATCCCCAAAGAAGAAATATTAATAATGTGTGTCGCGAGTGAGAGTCTAAGTAGATACTATGAAAACTTTTTGTTTAAACCAGAGACTAAAGATGAAGAAGGTAAACAGGAAATAAGTGAAAAAGATTTTGATGAAAAAGAGTATCCTTTAGATACTATTAAAGATGTTCATTAACTAATATCCTCATGCCCA